GGGAAGTAAGGTGGAAAGTAAGGTGGGAAGTAAGGTGGGAAGAATGGGGGGAAAAAAGGAGGAAAGAACGGAGGAAAGTATGGAGGAAAGTATGGAGGAAAAAAGGGTGGGAAAAAGGGTGGGAAAAATGGAGGAAAGAATGGTGGAAAAAATGGAGGAAAGAATGGTGGGAAATAAGGAGAATACTTAGTGTAAGCTACGTCTTCTTTTCTAGGATAAACTGTATTGGCTGCAGGGGATGAGGATATGATCTCATCTAGTCTAGTTAAATTGCCACCAGAAGGATCATTTAAATTTGTATTAGATACAGTTCCGTACGTCAAAGCCCGCTGCTGTGATCTTGGGATCGGCAGCAACGGGCTTATCTCCAACTATGTTGGGTACGTCATTTTTTCTTGGTCCTGATGAATTTCCACTACTAATAGCCATAATTTAACCTATTGACAAATAATATATTATATTGATTTGTCATTTTTACTCCATAGATAAAGTGTTAGTCAATTATAGTCTTAGAACGTTCCACCGTCAAGGACATAGTTACCAGCAGCTACATCAGTTAAAACTGAGCTATAAGCTTGTACGTCCGTGCCAATTGCTAATCCAAGGGCCGTACGGGCTCCTGAGGCGGTTGTTGATCCAGTACCGCCATAAGCTATGCCAATTGCTGTACCGTTCCAAGTTCCTGCAGAAATTGTTCCAACAGTTACGATGCTATCGTCACCAGCATACGTTCCACCAGCCACTGTGGCGAGCGTAGCGTTGTAAGCCTGTACATCAGAGCCAATTGCTACTCCAAGGGCCGTACGGGCTCCTGAGGCGGTTGTGGAACCAGTTCCACCGTAGGCAACCCCTACAGCAGTGCCTTGCCATGTTCCAGTTGCGATTGTTCCAACTGAAGTAAGGCTTGATGCCGTTACTCCTGAACCAAGAGTAGATCCACTAAGAACAGAAGTCCCATTGATTTCATATACTTTTCCGGTTAGAAGGTTCATGTTTTCAGATGAAGTCCATGCGTCAGTTGCATCAACCCAGTTAAAGGTCTTGTCTGTTGCGCCCTTAAGGGTAAGACCACCACCATCAGCACCTGCGTCTGTTGGGCTTGCTACTGAACCAAGCTCGATGTTCTTATCATCAACAGTTACAGTAACGGAGTTAATCGTGGTTGTTGTACCATTAACCGTTAAGTCACCTGAAAGAACAAGGGATGTACCAGATACTGCACCTGTAAATGTTGCACCAGATAGTGCTGCAACGTCTGCGGCCAAAGCAACTGTACCTGTAGCATCTGGAAGTGTGATAGTTCTATCTGCGGTTGGGTTTGTTACAGCAAGTGTAGTTTCAAAAGCATCTGCGGAAGATCCTTCAAAAACAACACTTGAGTCAGAAAGGTAAAGTCCCGAAACGATTGGACTGTTAAGTGTCTTGTTGGTAAGTGTTTGAGTATCACTTGTTCCAACAACATTGCCAGAAACACCATGTACACCAGTTGTAGCCGATGAGTGGGTTGATACATAACCTGAAGCAGTTGATTCTGCATTAGATTGTGCTGTTCCTGCTGCGCCATATGGATCGTAGGTATTTGCCGTTACTGAAATTGCACCTGTAGCATCAGTGTAGGTAAGTCCTGTTCCAACCGCATTTCCAACTGCATCTTGTGCTGCTTCTGCAAAGTCTGTAACTGCACTTGCTGGGATAGCGATTGTAGCAGTTCCAGCTGCGGTCAAGCGACCTTGGGCATCTACTGTAAAGGTTGATACTGCTGTAGCTGAACCGTAAGAACCAGCTGTTACTGCAGTATTGTCAAGGTCTAAAGTTAGCGTGTCAACTGCAGAAGCTGTTGATGTCAATCCTGTGCCACCGACTACTCTAAAGGTATCTCCACCAGAAATTGTTAAATCTGAACCACTGTCTGCATCTACTGTGAATGAAGTAGATATAGAAGCTGTTCCAGCTGCGGTCAAACGACCTTGAGCGTCAACTGTAAACGTTGGAATTGCGCTAGCTGAACCATATGAACCTGCTGATACTGCTGTATTGTCAAGGTTGATTGTGACTGTGTCTGTTGCTGAGGCTGTTGAGCTTAAGCCAACTCCACCAGAAACTGTCAACGTGTCACCACTAGCTATATTTTGAGTGGTTCCACTATCACCAGCAAAAGTTAATCCGGAGAATGCGCCTATCGCAGCAACTGCTGTATAAACATATGCGGTAGTTGCTACTGATGTAGAGTTGTCACCAGCTGTTTTTGTTGTTGCTGTTGCCGAAGCACCAAGAGCTACAGTGCCTGAGAATGTTTTATTGCCAGTGATTGTCTGTGAACCAGAAAGGCCTACATAGGCACCTGATCCACCAATGGCTTCAACTGTTGTTGCAGATCCGCCTACGCCACCTGAGCCTTTACCATAGTAAAGTACATCATCAACTTCGTTATATGCAAGTTCTGCATTAGCAAGTGAACCTGGTGCACCAGCATTACCTGACGCTCTTCTTTTAATTCTAATTGTATTAGCCATTTTAGAAATTTCCCCCATCGGTTAGATTAGTTTCGGCATAGTTGGCCCACTTTGAGCCGTTGTATCGCAATACGTTTCCTGTTGTAACAGAACTAATAGTAACGTCGTTCAATCCGTTTAGAGCTTCTGATGCAGAAATTCTATCTTTAATTGTCAAAAAACTTCCAGCTGGATTTAAGCCCAAAACAGTTTGAACTGCTTCCATTGCATCATTTAAATTTGCATGTTGCTGATGATGAGGAACTGTTGTTGAGTTTAAAGTGTCATTAATCGTTGGATTAATAAAATCATCTAGACTACTTGGATATGAAGTTGACATGTTTAACCTTTATAAAGATAAAATTTTACTTAGATCGTTACTCCAGATTATAGTAACAGGTAGGCTAAAATTAACACCATCAAATGGTAAACCTGTAGAGGTATCTATATATGCGATAAGCCTTGAATCTGAATCTGATGTACCGTTTTGATACAAAACTATTGCCTTAAAAGCTGAACCATCATGGTTTGTTATCATGACATCATCTGCATTTAGCACCCCTAGTGTATTAGTGATGTTTTGTATTAATGCTGATCTATTTTTTATGTAAGTTGGATTAATGTTTGAAACATATTGATCCGAGTTAGCGGATGGGACGTATGAGCTATTGACAAGTAAAATTTTTAAGCCATTAGATGAAACATTAATTTGTCCATTTAATAAACTTTCTTTTGCTTTTCCATAAACAAAATTAGCCATTTTTATATTCCTATATTTTCAGAAATAACTATTCTGTATTTGTATCCTGTTTCAAAATAATCTGGTCCGTCAGTATAATATGATGGTGTTGCGTCCAATGAAGGAAAGTCTACGTAAACATCAGGTTTCCAAGAATGCATAGACACTCTTGGTTCTAGGTTTTCCCACCTAGCTGGAGTTCTTTGTATTATTTTTCTTTGAACTTTAAAATAAACTTTATTTAAAAAGTTTGAAGCTGGTCTTTCATTAAAAGTAATGATGACTCTTCCATTGTTGTATGTATTATCTATATAAAAATCACCGTTATTAGGATCTACTGATTCAATAAAGAATTCAGGGTTCTTTGCTATAACTTGATAAGTGGTATAGGTATTTGGAATTATAGATTTGTCTTCAACTAATATTTGCTCAATCTGAGGAATAGTTGGTTCTGAAACTGAAATTGGAGTAGCTGTATCTGTTTTTGTAAACTTTATTTTTTCTTCTGGAATAATTTGATTTGCTGCGTCAACTAAACCATTTACCCTAATATAATATTCTTGACCGGATGACAACATCTTATTCCAGTTAAGAACAAGTACTCGTGAAATTTGATTATAATCTGCTATTGTCGATATAGCTATAAATGGATTTGAAATAACTGAAGGTGTACTAGCTGTTGTTTGTACAATAAAGTTTGCATTTATTAATGAACTTATTTTTACAGTCCTAGCAAATTTTATGACTACAGTATCAGATCCAACGGAAGCATATTCTATAAGATTAAGTGCCACTTTATTCTCCTGGAGACCTGTTTACGTATATGTAATATAGTAAGAGAGATATTATAAAAAGAAAAGGGGACGGTGATAATTAAACCACCGTCCCCGATCCTTATAGGGAGCCGTAACTATAACTTCCCTAAGGCTTTATTAGATTTCGTTTGTAAGTATAACCTCATAGTTACGTGCAAGGCTTACATTCTTAGCAACAGTGATACCTTCACCGTCACCAAGCATTACGATATCATAACGCTCTTTCATCTTCATCTGACGAATGTCACGGCTTGGATCATCGAACTGATCCGTGCTCATGTCATCCTTGACAAGAAGAGTTCCTACTTCATTGCGGTCGATAAGGAAGATGTCCGACTTTGCAGCTGTTGCGCCACTCTTTGCCGTAAAGCTAACGAATGGTGATACCAATACGTTAAGGCCAAGAGGTGCTGTGGCGTTTATTGCGCCATCTGCATTTTGAGGACGGTAACCCCAGCTTGTGTTAACTGCAGAAGCGGCTCCACCGTAATGGAAGACGTTATCCTTTAGGAACACTGACCACATAAGTGGGTGCAAGATGAAGTCGGTAGGAATATGCTTTTCTGCCATGAGCACTGCTGCCATGTCAACTACGTCATCCCAAGTAATGGTACCGTTGGCTACGCCATCGATTCCTCTACCAGTTGTATCATCATACGAACCACTAGCGTTATCATAGACTACTGTAGCAGCATCTTTGAAACGACTTAATGCGATTTGCTCTTTCAAGCGAGCCATAGCACGACCTGCTGCACGAACATGAAGTCCGACAATGTCCCAAAGGGAGTCAGCAATGACTTCCTCTGTGAAGGAGAGCTTTACGCCCTTCTTCGAAACTTTGCCTTCAATCTGCTTTGCAAAGGCGAGTGCCTGCTCTGGGTATTCTTGCCCTTCGGGGATCTCTGCTGCTTGAATTGCATTTACTGCTGGGAATTCCAGAGAACGCCCTTTGCCAAGGCGAACTACCGAAAGGAGAGGGGTTACAAGCAACTGTGGTTCAGCTGCCTCTCTTAGAGTGCGAGAGATAACCTTAGGAAAGAGTGCAGCTGCGTCAGGTGACGAAAATGCTTCTTTGATAGTAACTCTGTTGTCTGAATCGATGTACCCATCCTCAGCTAATGCGGTTTCCCAAGCTGGGAGACCCGAAAGGAGTTCTTGGATTGTTTTACTCATCTTAGGATTATTCCTCCTGTTAGTGTTTTTCTTTATTATTACAATGTTAAGTTGACGCGGAATGCGCCAATTACATTAGTTACATCTAGGTTTGAACGGATACCTAGTTTACCCTGGTATGCACCAGACTTTGTTAATTCAAATACAGTCTTAAGTGCACCTGGATCTGATGGCAACTGCATGTAGGAAAGAAGTCCATCATCAAAGTTTGTAGCAAACTTCTCGACTTCAACAACTTTACCAACCTGCAACCATGGATATGCTCCAGCGCCGCCTGTTGTAGCTGCAAGCTTGACTGGACGACCCATAAAGTCAGCAGCAATTAAATCGCCACCAGCTAGATCCGCATTAACTCCTGTTACCATTGGGTACTCTACATAGCCACCTGTAATGAAACCAGCACCTTGTGAGGTTCCTTTGTCAAATGGTCTATAGAGATCATATTGTGCAACGCCTACTGGGACTGAATAAGCTGCAACAGCTTGTGTGTCTCCTGTTGGGCTGCTAGTTGGGGTTGCTCCTGCAAGAGGGTTCCAACCAGAAATTGTGTCACCCCAAGTGACGCTTGATGAACTACCGTTAGCTGGAACGAAACGTGAATCGCCACTGCTGTCGGTAACTACTGAAAGGATTGTTCCTTTTGGAATAACTACTTCAAAACGGTCATCTTCTGTATCTGAGTACCAGGTTGGAAGAGCGACGCTCGGAAGAATGTAGGCTGCTGGTGCAGAACCTGAGGAAACCAAGAAACGGCCTGAACCGGTCTTTGTTCCTACTTTACGAAATTTTGCTAAACTCATTTAATTTCTCCTTGTATATTTTTATGGTTAAAGTTTACGACGGCCCATTAAGGCATCTACAAACAGTTCTTCAACTGAATTATTTTTTGCTTTTGGTTGTTCAATAACTTCTTCGTCATCCTCTTCTAAAACGTTTTCTTCTTTTTCTAAGACAACGTCATTTTCAAGGATAGATTCACTAAGACCATGAATGCTCTTTTTGAATATTGGGAGCTTTGCAAGATCTCTTAACGTATCAGCTAGTGAACCAGCTGATCTAGTTACGTGATCCTTAATAAGTTCTTCTCTGCTTTCAACAGATTCAGTTCCTATTGAGATTTTAGTATCGACAACTCTTTCAGCCAAAGTACGGTGTAGAGCTTGTTTAAGCTTTCTGTTTTCTTCTTGGAGAGACTGCATTTTTTCATCAGCGACATCTTGCTCAGGGGCCTTTGTATCGCCAGTGAGGTCTGCCTCTGATAATACAGACTCTTCTTTTACTTCAGAAGTCTCAGCACTTGTAGAATCAACTATAACTTTTTCACTATGTTCTTCTACTGATTCTGATACTTCTTTAGATCCTATGTTTTTCCAGGACTCATCGCCTGGTTCGCCGGCTTCAATCTTCAATGAAGAACGAAGTTGCCATGCAAATTTTTTGGTAAGGTCATCACGCTCGGCAAGGAAGTTTGCAATACCCTGCTCATTGGCAGAGTTTGCTACTGCAAAAGCAGCTAAAATAGCTCCATTAAGAACCAAGATTTTATCCAAAAGACTTCCAGCCAATTCTTCTGAATCAGAAGTGGTCATGTCATCTTTAAATGATGCGTTCATTACTGATTCCGTAAGAGTCTTGGGAAATGCTTGAAGTTTTCTCATATTTTCTGCAATTCCGTCAACTGAATCAATTGCATCTAAATAAATGTTTGAAAATAATTCATGATATTGAGTGAAATCTTCACCCTCAATATTCCAATGTGCTCTATGCGCTGCATAATAGAATACGATAGTATGATCTAATACTTTTTGAAGTGCAACTGCAACATCGTTTGAATTAGCTGGTGCGGCAGACGTGTTGTCTGTCACTGGAGCAGTCATATCTGCTTCGTTACCATCTTCAGGTACTTCTTCTGACTCTGGAGCCTCTGAGGCTTCTGCGTCATCTTGTGATACTTCAGGATCTGATTCCTGAACAGTGCCTGCAGCGATGTTTGAAAGATCTTGGCTTAGATCTTCTACAGCAGCGAGGATGTCCTCACTCTTAACGTTTTCGTCCATATTTGAGTTCTCCTCATGGCTATTTATATCTTCACTTCCCTTAGATAGTAATGATGAGTTCTCACTGTTACTATTTTCGCTCTCCTGTATGGCTATTGCTGACAAGAAAGCACCTTTCATGTGGAGATACAAGGGTCTAGATTCTTTTTTCTTTAAGTTATGTAATATAGATTCGTTCTCACTGATAGAGACGATATCTTCTTCATTCATGTGTAAAACAAAGGCTTTGCTCTTTGCGACCCAGTCTTCAGAATCGGAAATTGCTACTTTGCCATCAACAGCTTTCTTGGATCTAACACTAGATCTTTGATCAGCTGGTTGATTAACAAAAGAGTATTCTTTAAAAGAAATGTCCTGCATATCTATATATGCCATTTTTCCTTTGTGAACAGTTCCTCTTTTATACTTAGGAGCTTTTGGTCTTCCGCTAGCGTCTTCGGTAGCAAGGTCTTCTCCACTGATGGAGCAGACTGCTTTTCCGGCACGACCGCCTACGGAACCAGTGAGGTATCTTTGATCAGAAATCTTTTGTGCTGCTACTGGGTCAGTAACGGCAATCTGCAAACGAACAAAATGAGAACCATCTTCTTCTTTGTCCATCTTTGCAGCTATAACTCGACCAATTGGCTCTGAGCTAAGATCATGATTCATGATGATTGGTTTTGGATATGGGTCAACCCAAGATTGTAATGCTTTTTCTAATTCAGCTGCAGAATAGTTATTATAGTTAGCAGTTAATCCGTTCGTGGATTGCTGCTACTTCTATTATGAGGCCATAGTTTTCATTAAATCCTTCAGAGAAATCATATGTAGATTCAGAAAGATCTGGAAGCTGTATAGTAAAGTTTTCTACAAACTCAAATGTCATTTGCTTACTCCAAATAATGGTTCTTTAAATTCAAAGATTATAGTAAATTGATTTTTATAAGATTGAACAATATTATATGAAAATATCATACTTTCTACTAATTACTATAAGTTACATTGCCTCTAGGATCTCCATTGTTTGCAAAATCTTGAAGCATTATTTTATTCATAATGTGCGGAGTGTATATATAACTTGCACAATATAAATTATACCCTAATTTTTTAGCGTTTGCACACCACCCTAAATCTTCTCCTTGAGGATGAAGTTTATAGTCTACATTGTTATAAACGTTGGGTGACATCATCTTTGCTGCCATAATTATATCAGATTTAAAATATGTGCCTAAAGGATATTGTTCTTTTCTGTAGGCTTTTTCTAGATCTTGTTCTTCTTCATGCCAGTTCATTACACCTGGATACATTGTTGTTGTAGGAGTCATGAACATTCCAGTACTAACAGCGTCTGCTCCTGATTGGATATGGCTAGTTAAAAGCTTAATTGTGTTGCTATTAGTCAATAGTATATCTGAATCTAAACTATAATAATAATCAGGTTTGATATCTCTTACTTTTGTAAGCAAAGAGTTTCTAAGTGAAACCATGTTCTCATATTTAGAGATACTCCATTGTCTAGTTCCTTCTTCGTGATAAAAATGAGGGATATCTTCTCTCACGCTTATATCGAATAAAGCAACAGATTTAACGTGCTTCTTGTATCTCTCCAGCATCTGGATTGTTTGTTCGTCATCCGGAGATGCCTCAAAAATAAATCCTATATTAGATAAATCAATTCCTTGACTTTCAATACAGGAAATCCAATATGGAAAAATCCATTCTCTTTTATATATCGGACAACCTATTAATAGCTTCATCTTATTAAAATATTATTCAGATACTTTTTCTTTTTCAGGAGCTGCTGAAGCTACTTTTTTTTCTACTTTTGGAGTAGCGACTTTTTCTTCCTCAACAACAGGCTTAACCTCAGCAACTGAAGCTTCTTCTTCGTCATCTTCCTGAGACAGTACGTCGACTATTTCGTCAATCACTACCACTAAGTGCATTAACGCCAAACGAAGTTGACCATTGTCAACAGCTGTTCTAAACTCTTCTAAAGCCTTGAAGAAATCTTTGTCTTCTTGATTATTCTGACTTACCATTTTCCATAACCTCTATTGTATCTAATTGATCGAAATCATCTCGTATAGTATTATACTCTTCATCGAGAAGATTTTCAATAGTGGTTAGGAATTGATTGTCCATTCTTTTAATATTTGGAGAAGTTTTCTTTCCATACTGGTTAGCTGGACGCATTATGTTATCTACGCCTTTATTTGTGGGAGCTGTTTTTTTATCAACAGGGGTAAGGCTTTGGTTCTTATTTGCCGGCTTTTCGCTATTTGGATTTTTTCTTAAATCAGGTTGAGAAGTATCTATCACACTAGTACTTTGATCTGCCGGATTAAATGAATTTGAATCAATAGATCCTGTAGCTATAGCTAATTGGACCTTACCTTGAATAGCTGAGTATAGTTGAGATAGGTCTAACTCTGGATGCTCATACCCTAAAGCAACTCTTGTCTCACCTAATGTTGCAATATTGTTTACATATTTTTGAATTAAATGAGTTTCTTTTTTGACCTGAGTATCTACGTCTATTTCCTTAAACCTAAAGAAACAACGATCAGAGATATTTGACTCCATTGGATTAACGATAGGATCAAATCCACCCTCAAATAACAACTCATTAAATATATTAAGTCGAATCATTTCGGAGAATAGTCTTTGATAATTTTTTACCTTATCGTAGAGAGCTGTATCAAGTCTTTCCGTAACTGATCTATTTCCACCGTTCAGAGTCATGCCAAGGTGGTGAGGTGCAACACCCAACCCAATGGCCACTCTTTCCTTGAAGTGATCCATGTAAGGTATTGCATCTAATGATGCTCCTTGAGATCCAATAATAGATACATCATGTCTATGAGGAAGGATTAATCCACCTTCATTATTTAGATTCTCTAGCTCTATCGAAGCTCTTTCAATTTCATCTGGCTCTGCTGGTTGTTCTGGAGTTCCAATTGTGTATTTATATAATGGGAATAGTTCTCTATGAACAAGGTTCTGCACGTCTTCTTCCATCTGACGAAGAGCTATGACATCGTCAAGTGCATTGGTTATGAACGGAGTTCCAAAAGCTCTTCCGGTTTTTCTATCATAGTGAAGATGAATTACTTGATCTGCTGGCCATTCTGGAGCTAAGGTGTTGGGAGAAAAAGTATAAGGGTTTGTTTGCTGCTTATATCTTTTTGGCTTATTGTGCTTATCTCTAAGAATCTTAACTTGCTCAGTTGGTATTAGATAATAACCAACTATTGGTTGAGCTCCATTAATCGCAGTTAAGGTTGTGGGAAAATAATCACCTATATCAGCTCTAGCCTTAACTACAAATGCGTTACCAAATTTTATAAGTTGATCAACTATTTCGCTCAAGAAATCAATGAAAGGTCTTTTCATTGTTATCTCCAAAAAGTCTATTCTCTGATAAAGATAAGCTCTAGCTTCATGGTTCTCTGAAATTATATCCCACCCTTCTTTCCAGAAGAGTTCTTTATATTTATTAAAACCTTGTTTTACATACGAGTCAGTATCTATGGCCTGAATAATTCTCTCAAAGTCATATGGTGCTGGTTCAAATACTGTTCTTGTATTTGTGGTTAATGCCACCCCTCTAAAGCCAAGAGCTATAGAGGCGATTCTCATGGACGTGCTAAGGGACCTTAGTTCGTCTGGTTCTAAGGTTTTTGCAACGAAATTGTTTTCGCTTTCCACTCTTTGGAATGGAAGGTAGTCTTTAATGGCCATGATACTTCCCGTATATAAAACTAAACTAAGTTAAATAGTAGTGTTTTATTTATATATGCTAAAGAATTTAGCTCTTGTCTTGCATTCCTGCTGCTTCAAATGTCTTTTGAATAATCAAATTCTTTACAGCTTCAAGCCAAAAGATAGTCTCTGCTTCATTGAAGTCGCTCTTATAGGCGAGGTTCTTATCCGAGATATTGATGCCAATATTAAACTCTTTAGGAGCTTGTACTTCTTCTGTCACTTCTTCTTTTACTACTTCTTTTTTAGCTGACATTATTTATCCTTTTTTGATGTTTGAATTACTGGTGTTACTTCTGTGGGATCTGTAAATCCATCATTATTAACTTGCACTTCAAGCTGCTGAATTACATTGGTTAATTGCTTAATGGTAGCTTCTTTAATTACTAGATCTGTTGTAAGTTGTGATAACTTTTCCTGAAATGTTTGAATAATTAAATTAACATCTAAATTTGCTTCTTGCATTACCATTCCTACTTTAACTAGATTGAACTCTTATTATACCAGACGAGATTCTAGTTCATCAACTTTTGCAGAAAGTTGCTCTATTAATTTATTCTGATTAAGATTTACGGCCATTAACAATGGCACAAATAAAGAATAATCAACTTGCTGATATTCTGCTTTTGAATATATCCCATTAATTTTGACTGTAGTTTCTGGAGAATCAAATTTTTCAATTAATTTTTCTTTTTCTTCTTGGGTTTTCCCTTCAAAAGATTGAATTAAAGCTTCTTCTTTTGCCGTTCCCAAAACAAATTCTGGGAATAGAATTTCAATTTCATCTGCTATTACACCTATTTTCTTTATACCATCGGGAATATATTCGTGCCCTCCGGCTTGAGGCATTAAATTATTGTAATCAAATTCATAAATTTTAATTTGATTAAATTTATTTAACCAACTTTTTATTTCTTGATTTATATTATTTTTAAGTCTTCTATCTGAAACTGTAGTTTTTGTTAAATATCCTTTTACGGCTGAGTCATTATTAATTTGATAATATAATCTTCCACCACTACCATTTGTCCATTGCAAGTTAGTTTTCCACGGACCTTGACCTGTAAGTGGAATAATAGTTCCATCTGTAATTGAAGCTGGGAAAGCTATTCCTCCACTAGTATCGATAGCATGCCCTGTTATGGTATTTGTAGTTACATTGGTAGCCGTTACGCTTCCGGTACTAATATAGCCATTCCTGTTGCCACTGGTATCGGTCATATTTATTCTATAACCAGTGATTCTTGTACCACCGCCAGCGTTAACCCCATAAACAAATACCTCTGCGGGGTATATATGCGATTCAGCATATTGGTCATCATAAACACCATATAACCATAATGATGAATCAGCACTACTTAATCTTGTTGAATTACCACCAACACTTTTATAAATTTGATCTGGACCAATAGCAAAACCAGCGATTGTTCCTGATGCTGCTGTGATTTGTCCATTAAAGCTAGCTGAACCATCAGAGTTAATCGCAACAGTGTTTGTTCCAGCACTATTATAAGCTCTTAGTCCACTATAGTCTAGCTGCACTCTTTGACCACTTGTATTTCCATTTGAAGTTATTGTTACTCCAGAACCACTAATCTGAGTTATTTGATTTGATCCATTTTTAGTAACACCATTTCCTGATTGCAAGGCCGACGCACCGGTTGCTGCATTGCTTACTACTGTTGAAGCGGTTGTACTCCCTATTATTACATCGCTAGATATGGTAAAGCTACCTGCTCCACTGTTTGCTGCAGGGTCAAATAGTATATACTTACTGCCATTACCAGCTCTGAAATATCCACTTGTAAGCCATTGGTTATTTGAATCAGAACCCAATTGTATTCCGCCTACAGATCCAACTGCTGTTGTAATAGTTAAGCCAGAAAAAGCTACTCCAGAAGAGTTTGGTACTGCTGCTCCAGCTAAAATGGTTACATTTGAACCCAGTGTTATAGCCGGAGCGACAGTTGATCCATTGAAGTTGATACCGTTTGGGCCACCTATGCTAGCAGTTCCATCTCCCTTAATGAACCATCCAGTTGTTGGTGATGCAAAATTATAAGTAGAAGATTTAATAATAGAAGTTGCTCCACCTAAAGTTATTTCATGAGCACCGATTGTTCCTGATACGATTTTCCCTGCAGTCAGGTTTGCTATGTGAGCTGATTGAATTAACGGTGTTGCTGCAGAAGAAACGATTTGAGTCCAAGCTGATTTGTTACCGGAATTGTCTACTGACCTAACTTTTGCATAATATACAACATTATTAGTTGTTGTTGATCCATCATTGTTTGGTGTTGCGCTAGAGTTTTCCTGAACATCTACAGTAAAAACATTAGAGATAGAATAACCTTCTAGTAAAAAAACGTCTTCATCAACTGGAGAATATTCTAATCCATTTATTTGGATTTGAGCTTCAGTATATACTTTATAGTTATACCATTTAAGGTCTCTATCATTAGAAGGATTAAATGAAATCATTATAGATTGATAATTGGCTGCAACTTCTAGGTTACCCAATTCTGTTGGACTGTCTACCTTTGTTGGGACCGTGAATCTAATAGCAGCTGATGGATCCAAAGTATTATTTAAGTCAGCATCTTTTGCTCTTACTGTTAAGAGGTATTGCTTACCCGGTTTAAGGTTTTGAAGTGTTTTCTTTATAACAGCCATTATTTTACTCCGCCAATAGATATAAATGATAAATCAGGATTTATTAGTTCTTCACCTAATGATATATTATAATTTTTTAAGAATTGTATTTGTTTAATCAAAATATTATTTCCAGATGATAATGGATTTTTATCATATAAAGTTTCTATTTCTATGATGTGCTCTTCATATCCTAAATCGGTTATGTTTAGCAGTGTTGTTCCGGAGACAATAGAAGAAGAGAAGCAATCGACATCTGTCCAATCTAAGATAACTTGCTCTATCTGTTGGTCAGAAGTAATTTTTGTAGATATTCTATATTTAAAAATACCATAATCTGGACCAACAGTGCCTATCAATCTAAATTTTGGTCCGTTAAAATTAGCTATAACTTTAGCCTCTGCTTTTGTTGATTGATTTTGTATCCAATCAACTCCATCATTGAAAAAGGTTAATTTATAATTTTCGTTAGAATCTTTATCTATTATATTTTGATATAAGTTAACATCACTTGGGGTTGCACTTAGTGGTGCATTATCTTGAGAATTATTACCAGTTAAGTAATAATTAATAGTAGATTGATCATATTGAATATATTTATAAACAGTTTCATCTATTTCATAATTATTATAAGAAGTTGGCTTTATATACTTTATGTAGTCTTTTCCGTAATAAAGATTATAATTTACAGAATTGCCAGGACCAATTGGATGCTCTTTTACTGACTTAAAATAAACAGTATTATTTAAAATTATAGTTGAGGTTGGAGTAGCATCTGTTGAATCTATTGGATCCTCATATACCACGACATAAGAGTGATCTTGTTCGACCTTAGTTATACTGGCATCGTATAGATAATTAATATTATTTTCTTGGAGATCAACATATAACCAATCATTTACGTTAATTGTTTCCTTAATGTCAGCAAAAGATAATCCGTCTTCTTAATGGAGGGTTAGTCAAATTAAGCGTATATGGAGACGCTGAAATATTGCTATCATTTTTTAAATAGTTAAACCAAGTCATATCAAATCTCTATATATCTAATCTCAAATTCGTACTTATCCTTCAAATCATCAGGTATATTAATGCTGACGACAGCGTCTGCCACTGGCACTCCACCAATTAGTATATCAGGTGTAAAAGATTCTATTTTAATATCTAAAATATCTCTGGCATTTATAAAATTATTAATCTTAAAA